TTCTTTAGGCTACGCTGTGATTTAGCAAGCATTACTTGTACCCACCACCTTTGGCTTTGTACATACGAGCAAGCATCTGCGCTTTACGCGCTGACCATTGCCCTGATCTGCCACCCTTGTTACCTGCTTTGATTCTGTTAAACAGGTTCTTACGCATGGTTGGCTTGGTATAATTACCTGCCGCGTTGACTGCCATAACCCATTCCTAGCAATGACTTCTTCTTCTTCTTGTCTTTCTTTGGCGGTCTACCCACCTTAGAACCGTATGTACCTTTACCGTATGGCATGGTTATCTCCTACCATTTAACTTTGTTTGCCCAATATGCCGCAGACATCTTACCTTTAGCGATGTTCTTAGCATGGCGAGCTTTGAATGATTTGCGTCTAGCTTTCTGTTTGGCGGTCATTGGCTTCTTTCCTGCACCACGAACACCTTGCTGTCCAAATCGTATTGTTTTTACTTTGTCACCCTCTTTTGCCACGACCACATGGGACTTGGTTGGGTGATTAGGGGTGCGTTTAGGCTTGTTATAACCTGATACACCAATGCGTTTTAATAGGGACTTAGACATTGCCCTATTATACCAAAAAAAAAGCCCCACATACAGTGAGGCAAATCATTTAACTAGGGGAATAAAACTATACTACAGTTGTATTATATATCTAACATCTCAGGATGTTCAAGCATTAATTGCTCTTCAGTTGGTGGCTCATTAGCTAACGCTATGTCTGCCTCTACATCATCCCACAACTTTATCAACTCATTTCTAGCGTATTGCGAGTGACCTTTAAGTGATGCGCTAAGTATATTAATAAGCCTGTACTTATGCTCATCAAAGCCATACTGCTCTACGTTATCAAACATTATAAACAAAACTTCATCATCTATTTGCACTGCCATATTACACCTCAGTTATAACTGACTGGTTCGTAGTTCTCATCTTCATCCATCTTCTTCAGTTCTTCCCTGTAATGCTTCGCTATCTCTAACCTTAACTTCTTGTTCGTCTTCATCAGGACTTGCCACTTCTCTCTCAGCATATCCATGTGTCCCTGACCCAGTGTTTCTTCCAACCACGCTGTAAACTCCAGTGGGTTAGCAGTAAACTTCATGTGGCAGTAATGACATAGACATACCGCATTGTCTAACGACCACCTCACTGACTTTGCCGCCCTGCCATAGATGTGAGCGCACTCCATTCTCGCATCTACTTTGTTGCAGTGTTCACATACATAACCTGCTTTCTTCCTAACCACATTACTAAACCACTTGTCTGCCGCATCACGCTTTATTGCCATTCTTAAAATCCTTTGTAGGGAATGTAACATATAGTTTGTACTTCTCTGCTAAGTGTCTTGTTATTGTTTCAGCTACTAACGATACTTCATCTGTTGATAACTGCCTACTACTTTCATCCTTCTCAGGATACATAGCGCGCTGAACTGTCATCCATATCAAATCCATTACGCTACGGTCTGTCCACGGTGCTTCAATATCTTTTGTTAGAACAGGACTACTTATCATACAAGGAAACCCTGCATCATTGCACCGCTTGGCTATCTCCTTACAGAATACCCACATAGCATTGTTCTGCTTAATGCTTCTGGGCTTACCTAGTTTGTACTCAAACGTGATGTACTTATGCTTCTCATACATCTGCTCGACAAACTCCTTATACATTGTAAGTTTCTTAGGACAGTTGACAGTCCAAGCGGCACCATTCATAACGCTAACCTCAAATACTTATTCATCATAATTTCTGCTTGCGTCTCACATCTTTTAATATTGTCCTGACCGTGGACATAACCTGATTTAGTCCCATCAAGACTAGTGAATGGCTTTCTTTTTGGTACAAGCTGTAGGTCAGTGATTACTTTTTCACCATTCTCTTTTAGCTTGTTCTTTACCATTCTCGACCTAAGTGTATGCTCACTCAAGCCTGTAAGCTCACTCATATCTTCATAAGTGTAGTATTTACCAGTAACAAACTTGTCGCTCTCAGTCCCTACATACTTATAGCCTTTGATACCGCCATGCTTTTTAGCTTTCTGATAGTTAGACATATTTCTTCTCCATGTAGTATTCAGCTACGCTACAAACTTCATTGTAACGGTTAGTTACTTTTCGCCTGTTGGTCTTGATGTCGTGACCCTTCTCTTTCAACTCAAATATTCTAGCCGCCACTTGTGTAATGCCTAGTTCTTCAAAAGCATTCAGGCAGGTTAGCTTCTTACCATCTTCTAAATATTTTAATACTCTCTCTACTTGTGTCATTGTATTCTCCTATATTGGAAGTGTTCATCCCAGTCTTTTTTGCTTGCATCAAACTCTATAAAGCAATTTATTAAATTATCCAGTATTTCTTTTAAGTCAGTCAGTCCATCACTTTCCATATCCAACTTGATTTGCATAAAGTCTATAGCCATAGACGCGCGATGTAATTGTATTATCACGTTGTATGCAGGATGGCTCTTATATGCGTCGTATCTGCGCTCAAAAAGGTCAGATGGTATATTGTATTCAGACATTTATTACTCCTAGTTTGCCCATGATCTATCGGTTAGTGCGACTTCAATATCGCGTTTTTTTATTTGATCAGGTTTTTTCGCCACGCTAGTTAGTGTAGGGGCTTCAACCTCATCTTCCCACCTTGCATTGTTGAGATAAGTTGACGCGTGGGGGATGAATGTTTTGTTAGCATCACTCCACTCGCCATGTTTAATCCTCAATGCAATGTTCTCAGCTATTAACATTACAGTATCGTCATCTAGTTTGAGTTTATCCCATGCTTTCTTAGCTTGTGCCTTGCCAACCTTTCTTGGGTAAACAGTCCAGAATGATTCAAAATGATCTATATTATTAACTGTAATATTAGATGTAGTATTAACTGTATTATTATCCTTAAACTTTTCTTTAATACCCCCATTAACTTTTCTTTGTGGGGTATTTAACTTTTCTTTAATAGGGTCATTAACAATTCTTATATACCTGTTTAAGATTTGTTTGGTACCCCCATCCTGCTCTAGATCAATGCTGACGTAGCCTGCGTCTTTAAGACTACCTATCCACTTACTGATAGATACCTTACTGACGCTATATAGTTCTGCAAAGTATCCATTAGTTGCCCAACAATATCCTTTCTCATTGCAAAGTGCAGTGATCTCACCATATAAAAGTTTGGCGTTAGGTGTTAGACTCTCATCGTATCTGACGTTAGCAGGGATGATTGCGTAATAACCTTTCTTATCCATGTTCACCTGCCCTGATAAACTCGCTGACTGGTACTTGGAATAGATCGGACAGTGCGACTAGTGTGGCACAGCTTGGATCACGATGATTGTTTCTTATTAAACTAACAGTAGCAGGGGATAGTCCACCCTCTCTAGCTATATCAGCTTGGGTCATACGGTGGGTAGTCATGTAAAAGTCTAACGATTTGTTAATGTCCATGTGGATCTCCTTAATGATTTGTACCCATCATATACTAATGTAAAATAATTTGCAAATAGTTATTGACAGGGGTGTAAACATTGACTAATATGTCAGTACACAAACATGAGGAAACGCAAATGAAACCAATAATATTTGATTATTATCACCATGATAGGGCAGAGACACAGTTCCCCCTAATCAATCCTAGAAGTTCAGGCAAAGAGATAGACGATACTGCATGGCAATACACTATTGACCTACTGCGTAACGACCCTGTTACTTTGCAGGAAGCACTGATAGGTGAGTATTATGAAAGCATGGAAGATATGGAGAAGTACCATCAGGATGTACTGCAAGCACTGGCAGACTTAAACTATGAGAAGGTAGGTAAGTTAGTAGAGGATGCCTTTAATACATTTAATCAAAAGACTATTGATTATATTGATGAACACATTACACAAATGAGGTTGCGAGATGAGTGATTTAAATAAGCTAAATGATTTTGACCGAGGCGAGTTCGATGCCTTGCATGGATACCCTTGTCGTGAATGCGAGACTGAAGATTATATACTGGGGTATGCAACACAGTATGCAAAAGACCAGAACGCCACATGGTATAGTGAGAAACAGTTTGAAGAAATAATGGGGGGTGCATAATGAGTAACGTATGGACAACACTGTCAGCGATTGACGTATCAAAGCATATCGAGAAGAAGGGTAACTTGAGTTACCTCTCTTGGGCGTACGCTTGGGGTACACTGATGAAGTATTACCCTGATGCTAGTTACTGCTACTTTGAGCCTAGAATAGATGAGAATGGCACTGTCGAGGTGGAAGTAGAGTTGACTATCGAGGGTATCACTAGACGTATGTGGTTGCCTGTGATGGATAACAGAAACAAAGCAGTAGTAAACCCTACATCAAGAGATGTGAGTGACGCTAGGATGCGATGCCTAGTTAAGTGTATCGCTATGTTTGGGTTAGGTCATTACATCTACGCAGGGGAAGACCTGCCACTAGCTGTGATGGACACACCTATCAATTCTGACCAGTCATCTAAGTTAAAAGGATTGCTTGAGCAAACAGACAGTGATGTTAGAAAGTTCTGTCAGGTGTTCAAATGTAAGACTGTTGATGAGTTATCAGTAGCGCAGTATGACCGAGCCTTGTCTATGTTGGAGAAGAAACTTGAGAATACTGGAAGCTGAACAAGGCACACAGGAATGGCTAGACGCTAGGTTAGGAAGACCTAGTGCTAGTCAGTTCTCAAAGCTAATCACTACATCAGGGAAGCCTAGTGCATCTGCTGATGACTACATTAGCGAGATGATTGCAGAGAGAATCACAGGGCAGCGTGAGCCAATCTTTGTAAATGAGTGGATGCAGAGAGGCACTGAGTTAGAGCCTGAAGCTAGGGAAACCTATGAATTTATTAATGGTGTTGACGTTGAAGAAGTAGGCTTTATACTAGATGACTCAGGCGAGTTCGGTTGCAGTCCTGATGGATTAATTAATGATGATGGGGGTGTAGAGTTTAAATGCCCATCGCCAAAGAACCACATAGCATGGAGTAGAAAGGGCGTATGTCCGAGTAAACATTATGCACAGGTACAGGGTTGCTTGTATATTACAGGCAGAGAATGGTGGGATTTTATGTCCTATCACCCTGATATGAAGCCTTTTATCGTGCGCGTTGAGCGTGATGAAAAGTTTATTAAGAAACTGGCTGACCAGATTAGTCTAGCCGTAGAGGAAATCAAATCAGAAGTGAGGAATTTAACATGAGTAAGATAGGCGTATCACTGTCGCTAGATGTGACAAAGATTGATAAATCAAGATTGAAAGAAGTAACCAAGAAAGATGGGTCAGTAGCTAAGTATCTAAACCTGACTACCTTTATCAACCCTGTTGAAGAAGACCAGTACGGTAATCATGGGTTCATTGCACAGTCTCAAACAAAAGAAGAACGTGAGTCTGGTGCAGAGCGACCACCCATTCTAGGTAATTGTAAGGTTATCTACACTGAGGGCGGGCAACCTAAAAAACAAGATGACTTCCTAAGTGAAGACGTACCATTTTAAGAGGTGAAACATGGCTAAGAAAAGCGTAGAAAAAGCAATCAAAGATGCTCACGATTCAGCAGACAAGGCTATCGATGAAGCACAAGCAGAACTCAGGGAAACAAGACAAGAAGTTATGGCGTGGCTCAAGAAAGAGTACACGTTCAAGCGTTCCGAGTTAATCGTAATTGGCAGTGGCGTAGTAATCGCTGTAGCACTATTACTCCTCTAGGTTAAGGCGTTAGCCTGTGTAACTGGCTTGGTTCACCAGTAACCGCAACGAACCATTACATTTTGGTATATACTGTATAGATAAACAGCATTAGAATTAATTTTAGGAATCACTATAATACACCCCGCGAGGTAAGAGAATGACCAAGCATCTTGTAATACCTGATACCCAAGTTAAACCTAACCAACCTATTGACCATCTTAGATGGGCAGGACTATATGCTGTCGATAAAAAACCAGATGTTATTATCCATATTGGCGATCACTTTGATATGCCTAGCCTTAGTTCATGGGACATCGGCAAGAAGTCCTTTGAGGGCAGACGCTACACAGATGACATTGAGTCAGGCATCAAGGGAATGGAAGCATTCATCGCACCAATCAGGGAAGAACAACAGCGACTCATTAAGAACAAGCACAAGCAGTGGAATCCACGACTGGTATTCACTCTCGGAAACCATGAACAAAGAATTGAGCGCGCTATTGAAGCCGATCCAAAACTAGATGGTTTAATTGGCTACCATGATTTCAAGCTAGATGAGTTTGGTTTTGAGGTCTATGATTTCCTAGAGGTAGCAGTCATAGATGGAATAGCCTACTCACATTACTTCACCAGTGGCATCATGGGTCGTCCAGTCTCTAGCGCTAGGAATATGCTATCTAAGAAGATGATGTCATGCGTTATGGGACACGTTCAGGATAGAGACATTGCGTATGGTCGCAGGGCTGACGGTAAGAATATTTTAGGCTTGTTCTCAGGCATTTATTACCAACATGATGAAGACTATCTAACAGCGCAAACCAATGGCTCATGGCGTGGCATTTGGATACTCAATGAGGTTGAAGATGGTAGCTGTGATGAACTCCCAGTATCTATGAATTATCTCAGGGATAAATATCAGGGAAGATAGGCAAGTCTATAC